GAAGCAGGGTCACCAAAAACCGTCTCTGGGTCATCATGCCAATTCCCCGCCAGATTGCCGTGAATGATTCGCTTAATCTGACTGAGCAGCGCATTATTAAACTGCTCAAAATCGACAGCGGTGACCTCGCTGCTGGCGATTTCCGATGCTGTTTTTTGATCATCAAACTCATCAGGTTTTCTTATCTGCTTGAGTCTTTGAAGTGATCTTGGCACCGCAGCAATCCTCCAAATCTAAGTGGCAAATGGATTGAATCGGTGCTTTCCCGTTTTCATCACGGTAACACGTGATGCTTTTTGCATCCGATGCACCATCAGACAGATTCGGATATTGTCTGTGAAACATGTGACTTTTTCTCCACCCCTGATACGCAAATCCTTATCAGGTTTCACATTCTCAACCAAATAAAAAACATCGCCAAAATCTGCTGGTCTGGACAGGGAATATTGAACCCCTGAACCACAGGTGACACCGTGCTCGGAATGCCCGCACGAGGCGCATACCAACTTGGCCGTTCGTTTGCAGTTGGGACACTTGAACCGTCCCTCGCATTCTTGGACCACTGATATGCCTCGAATTGTCGCCTGAAAATTGCGATTTTTCAACCGCTCTAACCATTCTTTGGCCTGTTCCTCATCTGACAAATCCAATCTAGTCGTTTGCCCGTCACTCGTGTGAATTTTCAGCATGTGTCCTCTTGAGCATTACGCCAAGCAAGGTCTGGTTGCTTACGACTCTATTTGCCCGGCTTTTTGCCGTGCTTTCCTTTTTTGTCGCTCCTCACAGACGGGTCAACCTCATCGGCCCCGCTTCCAAGTGACGATTGGGCATTGCTGTCGGGTGTCTCCACCGGCTTTTCCGGTTCTTTTTTGGCACCCTTTTTGTCAGCATCCTTGCCAATCACTCTGATGTTAGCAGCATACTCCTTTTCGGTTTTTTGGATGAATTTCAGTTCATCCTCGGTTATGGTCTTGGTGGACCCCGGCCTCAGATGCAAAGCGCCTTCAACTGAGCGCGCAATCTTTTTGGCTTTCTTGGGGTCATCGCCTTTTTTAACCGCAAACGTTGCCGGCACTTCCACCTGTATTGGGGTGGCCGCTGGCGATATGTGAATGACAATTTTCATTCTTCATCCCCTTCTTGGGCAAGCAGGATGTCTTCAACCATCTGCTTGGCCGTTTCTTCACCCGAAAATGCCAGCCCCATTCCAATGCCGATTTCCACCAACGCCGCTTTGCGCTTTTGGCCCAGTTGGCCCTTGGTGTACACAACCGTCTCCTCTGCGTCATCGTCATCAGGCGGTGGCGCTTCAGGTGCTGCTTTTTTGGGGGGTTTGGCCGGGGCATCTTCCATCATCGTAACCCTGAAATCAGGACTCGATTTGAACCCGGCAATTTCGGCAGCCACAGTCAATAACTGGGGTTTGCCTTTCTCAAATCTGCGCCCACCTGTATCACAGGACAGAGCGCCAACCAATTCCACCATCGCTTTCGCCATCTTGAGCCTCCAATCAATGGCAATGAGGCTGGTGACGAATCACGATGCTTTCATGGCTCAACCACCAGCCTCTGTTTAACGGACTTATCAGACACCCGTGCCGATGTTCCGACACTTCACAATCGCGTCCAACTCTTCATAGTTCACGGACACCTTGGCGGTGATCGCATACTGGTTGACGCCCTTGTAAATGTCCCGGTCTTTTTCGATACGGACATCACGTCCAATACCCACGATGAGATTGCTCATATGGGTGAGAATGATTTGCGGGTTGGCGTTGTAGGTCACCTTGACCGTGTCGCCATCACCGATTGCCCCAAGCGCAATACGAGCGATGGTGCCGTTGGCCTCGTCAAGCGTGTAGTCCACACCGGCTTGATAGGCGTTTTCGGGCACTTTCGCCAGGTCTTGGCGCGTCACGACAACGCTGGAAACCGGCTTGTTTTTCAGGGACACCACGGTGGTGCCGGGCAGGGTGACGTTCTCAACCGTCATGGGCTGTAAATCCCACAGAGGCACTTCCACGATAGGAATGCCAAACGGGGTGATTTGCTGGCCCGCAATCGCCGCATCACCGGCTGCCGTCGCACGTGTGGACAGCTTCTCGGTGTAGAGTTGGGACAGGTCAGGAGACATGAACCAACGCAGCGCAGTTTTGTTCCTGCGGAATTTGGTGGGCATCGCACGCAGCATCGACCCGAATGTGCTCACGCCAATGTTGGCTCCCAAACCGTCCACGATATGAGCGCCATCCGCCAGTGCCTGCCAACCGTCTTGCAACGCCAGGTACGTGTCCTTGACGTATTGAGAGGTGGAGCCACCGTCATAGATGTCGGCCTCAATCGCCGCTGGGCCAATCTTGTCGCCGGTCACATACAGTTCTTCCATGTCGTTTGCCAACCGCTTGGCGAACATTTGGATGATGTGATCTTCAACGCCCGCACCCTCAATATTGATTTCGGTGAAATTGTCGCCAATCTCAACCGGCACCATAATCTCGGATGGGGTCAGAGTGACCTTGGAAGTGGTGATTCCACGGCGCACACCAGGGTCAACCGCCTCGTTTTTCGGCACGGCTGCTCTGCGGCCAACGCCAATTTTGTCAATATCCATCGACTCATTGCGAAAGCGCACGGTGCGGGCATTGTTTTTCAGGATTGTTTCGTCAATGACGTAATCCAGAAACTTGTCTGCCTGTTTTGGGTTTAGCTTTCCCGATGCGGCCAAATCATCTGCAACGATGACAGCTTTTTTGACCAGTTCTTCATTAGCTACATTGGACATTCTTTTCTCCTTGTCTATTTGGTTTGGCCTTGGCCAAAAATTTCCCTGGTCTGCCGCACCCTCTACAGGATGCTACCCCAGAAGCTTTTTTCTGTTTTTTCCTCGGTGTCCGTGGCCTCTGCGCCCTCGCTTGTCGGCGCAGCGCGTGTATTCTCGATGGCGTCAACCCGGTCTGCCAATCCCTTGGTGACCTTGACGCTATCTTTCACCAGGTCTGCCAGCTCGGTGATGCCCTTCAGAATGGGGGCAAAATCAGTCGCTGGCGGTGCGTCCTCAGCGGCCTTTTCGGTCTTGACCGGGGTGGATGCGGTGAGCTTGTCCACGATGCCCTGAAGGTCTTTGGCGATGGTCGCCAATGCCCCAGTGTTCTCTGGGGTCAACCCTTTGGCTTTGGCGATGGCCTCTTGGATGGTGTCCAAGACTTCATCTGCCCCAAATTGTTTCGTGGTCTCCTCGGTGGTGGTGTCGCCTTCAGGCGCTGGTGTTTCCTCGGCAGCTGGTTCATCCTCTGATTTCTCAGTGGTTGTTTCCTCTGCTTCTGGCTCACCGGCCTCGCTTCCAGCGTCATCATTTTTGGTGACGATGCTAGACACAAGGTCCACAACCTTTTGCGCAGCCTGAGCAATGGCTTCATCATTCGATTTAGCCACCTCAACAGGTACACTCTCTGCTTTGTCATCGACTTGGGTTTGGCCATCGGCAGATGACTCCGCATTGGCATCTTCTGTCTTGATGACTTTCTCTTTTTCTTCAGCCATATCACTCTCCTCCTGGTTGAGACTTTTAATGACCACAAACTCCTCCTCGTTTGCAGCCTTGTCCACTATTGAAACTTCTTCCACGTCCAAATCCACAAATTCCCGTCGTGCGTCGTTTGCCACGGCAGTTCTCCTTTATTTTTTGAGCTGTTTGACCTTGGCAATTCCACCAATTGAAAAGCCAGTCAATTTGCCTTTTTTTACTCGCTGCCAATCCTCAGTTTTCTTGACTTTCGCCACCATCAGCCACGACCCTTTTTTGATTTTTTTGCCGTTGAGTTTGAAGGCAACTGGCGCGATGTAGGATTGGTACAAATCAAACTGGCCCTTGAACACCTTGTGCTGCTCACCTAGCTCGGTTGTGTTGTTGTATTTGGCTAGAAAATTATTGGCGGCCTTTTCGATGACCGCTTCTGAGATAATGTCGCCATGCGCGTCAACCGTGTTGGGCTGGAGCACAACGCCGGTAACAATCTGCTGCTCGTCTTGCGCTTTGATTATCGGTATGTAAATCTCAACAAGCGCCTTCACCACCTCCATCACAACGGTGGGGGCATCGCTTCTCTCACTGGCTGGCATTGCACGCCTAGCTTTGTTTGGCATGGGATTGACCTCCAAATCAACCATTAACAAAGCTAGA